TGTATAGAGATACTTCCATTTATACCCATCTGCTAATGTGATCGTGTCTGATGATTTACCTGTTGGCATGATGGTAGATGCACCAACAGCACCCATACACTTATAAACATTGAAGTCTGTGGTTATGACATAGAATGACTTACCAGCCATATCAGTTGTTTCAGAATATGGTGTGTATGTAGTTCCATATGTCCATGTGATTCGCGGAACAACAAAACGCATATTCTCTGGTTGAATCCGTTTTGCATAGATCATGTTTCTAAACGAATCATATTGATTGCGCGAAGACTCTGCTACAGAAGGCGGATTTGTATCACTCTCAACACTTGTAGTTGTTTCTGCGTTGTCTTCGTAAGGAACAGATCTGCCAACAAACAAGTAGTAGTTGTTGCTGTTCGCAATAGAAGATCTGATTAGATCTATCAAGTCAGTTTTCAACAAGGTTTTGAGAGCGTTGTTTGCCATATTAGAAATTCGGTGATACTAGGGTTGAACTTTCGATTAGACCATACTCATTATTTGCACCTGTTGTGCCAAGATACGGGGTTCCTGTTGGATTTGAGTGGAAGTGATATCCAATAGGCATCTTAAAGAATGGTTTCAAGCAAACTGCTCCGAATGAAGCACCAACACCAGTTCCACCCTGCCACATGTTGGTGAGTCCAACTATTCCTCTGATATTTGGGTGATGATAAATTCCCCAATAAGAATAACTGAACCCCTGTGCTTCTATGTATCCCTCAACTCCAAGGCTACTACCAAGTGGTCTGCCTTGTGGGTTGTGAGTAAAGCCGCCCGTTTCAGGAACAATACCATGACCGAATCGAATCATTTGTATGGTTGCAGTATTTCCACTACCACCAATAAGAGTGAGTGTCGATCCTTCAACAAATCCACCACCTGTTATAGAACCGAGATCAAGGAGATTGAAGTCTATTGTCTTGAGAAGCAACGCACCTTGAGTTGGACCCATGTAGGCGAACTCAAATACATTTGCGCTGATGATATTCCCATTTGAACCAGATGCTGCGATAGAACCGAAAGTCATTCCAGCAGTAAATGTAAATCCTACTGGCGTGATTATTAGTTTTCCGCCACTTGAGCCATAGTTCTGATATGAGTTGAACGTATTACCGCGAGGATTGAAGCCGCTTGTATAAAGGTAGTACAAGTCCGCAGTTGTTCCCATTCTATATGGCGTATAATGCCCAATGTATGGAATTTCATATCGCTGAAACTCTGAGTGGAAAGGCAACGAATCAACCAAATTACGTTTGATCAAAACCTCACCAAACATCTTAAATCCAGCGGGGTGGATTAGTTTCTTGTATGCTTCTCTGTAACGCGAAAATGCGATTTCGCTGCGGAGTACATAAGAGAAGTCTTGATAGTATGACCCATCAAACATTCTCTTGTTCGAACTCAACTTTCCATCATTGTTTGCATAGTAGCCAGTGTAGTTTGTCACACCACCGACCACAGGAGTCGCAGAAAACCCACTACCAGTGTTGGTTGCTACGCTAATAGAAACCTTGTTAGACTGATATCCAACCCCCGAATCTATAATTCTGAGAGTCTTGATCTCCCCCTCTTCATCCAAGAGTTCTATTGCAACGGAAAGCCCGACCCCATCTCCACTATTTCCAATCACCACATCGTCGGTCTTGGAATAGTTAGATCCACCAGTTATAACTTCAACCGAAGAAACTACGGGATACACAGTTTCATTGAATGAACTTACTGTTGAAACGACGGCTTGATTCGGAACAAAATCTCCGACAAGATCCTTCAAGAAAAGTTCGCACACATTGTAATACTGCTTTTGGTATTGAACAACTTGTTTAACAACACCAGAACCAATCACCTCACCACTAACAGGATCTAGTTGATAAACTTGGCTTCCTTCAACTGCATAGTTTGCAGTGCCACCCACATTTGTTGTTTTTATAGAGATTGGTTCTATCCATCGCCCCGCAGATGTTCTTAGTATGTCTTTGGTTGGATAGTAAATTTCTGCTGTTGCATTGTATAGAAGTCTAAACAAGAACTTGTAAGCCTTCTCAGTTCCCTTTGCTCCGTAGAAAGCGCGAGCATTTTTAATGAAGTTTGCTTCGCTTACTAGATTACCCGACGAATCTGTGGCTAACTGATATGGAAAGTTTTTGAGATATGTCTCTCTGAAGTCAAGAAAGAATATGCTTAGACTCTTATCAACATCCATCAAATCCATGAAACCATCAATAATACCGAATGGATTTTCGGCTCGCTCCAGCCATTCATAGTAGGTTTCTAAAAATGATCTAAAGTCTTCGTGATCGCGATTGATGAAATCGGGAACCTGATCTGCAATCAGATTGCTAGGACCAAACCTTTTGATTATTCGTGGAGACTCCTCCGACAGAGCCAATGTCTGTATCGTTGGTGCGGAGCCAGTTCCGCCGAATAACAGTGGTAATGATGCCATTAGTAGTTTCCAGTAGCAGAATCAAGGAAGTTGACTGTTATTGCAGTTTGGGAGTTCGTATCAACCTGGAGAACTTGGTTTCTCTTCGGGATGATGTCAAATCGTTGATCTGGTACCACCCCGAAAACAATGTAAGGTAATGTGCCAGTTCCGATTGGAAGGAAGCCTCGTAGATTTACTTTGCCTGTTTGATAATCTATAGTTCCTAGTTTGCTCTTTATGACAACCTTTTCAGAACCTCGCATAGAGTACAGAGTCAGTTCGCCAGCACCATCATCTTCGATAAAGCAGTCTTTGATCTCATTGTTTGAGTCCCTGTGCTTGAAGATAGAAGTTTTTACGATGCTTTGTTCGTATCCCTCGTAAGGATGATTTAGAGCAATATCAAAATTAAGCGTGTAGTTTCCAGCGAATGATATTGATGGGATTATCTTCTTATACAACGAAGTTGATATTCTATTGCTCATTATGCTATTGCTGGCAAGATCGATATATCTCGACAACACAGAGTAGCGGAAAGGAGCATTAAACTTGCCAAGATACAAACTAAAGTAGTTTCGTATCGCTGCCATAGCAGCATCTTTGATAGTTGATTCAGAAACAAATGACCGTCTAGAATCGTAGGTGACGAAGCATGTAACATTGACAAATGTGTAATCGGGATCGACTATTTCTGGTGTGATCGAAACGGTCTTCTTCTTCTCAAGAATATCTCGCTTGATCGCTTCTTTCTGAGCATCACTCAACAGTGTGGTGTTCTTCGGCAAAATTGAAATGAAAACTTTTCCGTATATCGGTGGGTCGTTTTGATCCCCACCCCAAACACGCGCAGAGTCCGCTCCTGCATATTCTCGTAAAATGATTGCTTCATAGTCATCAACGGTCACAGCACGATTTTGTGCTTGGTAAAACTTTGGAGCGGTATATCTGATCTTTTCTTCTGTCTCGCGCTCCCCACCACCATACGATGGAGTTATTGTGGCTACCTCTGCACTAAAATCATTTCCACCGATTCCTTCGAATGTAAACGCTGGCGACTCTTCGGTTTCGCCTTTACCAATGTCGTTCGCGAGCAAACCATCAGTTTCAAAATAAAGAATGCTGATAAAGTTTCCATCAGTTGGCTTTTGACCAAGAATTCCATCACCAAAACTTATTTCGTAGTTTCCACGATAGTTTTCATTAATGAAGAAGACTTTGCTGTCTGAAGCAATGTCTAGAAAGTCCGCACTTTCCTTCCAAGTTATGTCCATGTTGGTCAAGTCCGACTGCGAAGACATGACGTATATCTTGGTGAGATCCTTGTCTATGTTCTTTGATGGTATTTCAAATTTCGTTGTATTGCTGTTTGCGTTGTATACAAACGAAGCAGAACGATAGACACCTTGCCGAATCTCGACGTTTTTTGCTGTATACGGAACTGTAGACTTGTCTATTGTAAAAACATCAGTTGTGGTGAATGTATAGTTCTCCCCATCTTTAGATGAGAAGAATCTAATTCCTTGTGGAATACTAGAAGGAACTCCACTGGTCGTTCCAAAAGTAACATCAACAACAGCCGTCGCAGCGTTCCTTGAGTTTGGAACATACCCCAAATTCTTTGCGAGTGATACTATAGAACGTCGAAGAACTGCTGAATCGATGAAAGACTCTGCTGCAAGCATGTTTGCATAGAGAGCCATGTAGTGTGTGTTGTAGGCAAGAAGATCTAAAAGGATATTTGTTCCCGAGCCTTCATAATCGAAGTCGCTGAACTCATTTGTACCTGAAAGAAACGTCTTCAGGTTTTCCTTGATTCCGTCAAAATCAAGATCTGTTACTGGTGTGGTTAATGCACGATTTGGCATTTTACCTTAGCCTTTCTATTGTTACAAAAACCTTTGAGTTTTCTCTCGTATTCAACAACATGAAAGATATCGTTACTTCGAATGTGTTCGTATCTTCGTTGAATATGACGACAACGTCATTTATTTTTGCTCTTGGTTCGTATCGATTCAAAATATCTATGATGTTTGATCGAACCATTACAGCAGTCATTGGAGTCGCTGGTTCAAACAACAATCTAGTAAGCCTTGCGTCTATTTGAGGCTTGAATGGCTTGTCGTATTTGTTCATCATGACAAGATTACGAATCGCTCGCTTAACTGCCTCTGCATCTGTCTTCTGTGGGACATCAGATGTCATTGGGTGTGGAGCAAAGTCTAGATCTAGATCTTTGAAAAGGTTTTTTCGTATCTTATTCATCTATAGTCTTTGGCTGAGTTCAGCAGGAATGAGATTTGGTCGCGGGTATATTCAAACTCTGTTTTGGTTGCAGTTTCATCTACATTATCCAGAGTTCCCAAATCACACCATTCAATTGTTATGTATCCATAAACCACCAAACTATCATTACAAAAAAGTGGGAGAATGGAGAAAGCGATGGTGTCGTGCAACTCGTAGAACTTTTTGGTATTCGACTCAAACAATCCGCTTGTCATTCTGATGTGCGAATCGTTGTCTCTGAGTTGTTGAATGATCTCAACAAACCGACTCACCAAAACATCCTGCCTAAACTGCATAGTGGATGGGGTTTTGGGATCACACGATTGATGAGATATACTCATTCTTCGCATACAAGAGCCATCAGCAAACTTACCACCATTGTGAAATTGGGTAAGTGAGGTTCTTGATGCCTTGCTTTTCATCCGCAGTTCACTCAACATGTCGGATATTCTCATATTCACATTGTTGAATGTCTCTTCTCTTCTTGCGGCTGTTCTTTTCTTAAAGTACCTAATAATAGGTTTTAATGCGATAATCGCCGTTATAAGAGCGGTCAATGATCCCAAAACAGCACCAAGAACCTCAACCCAACTAAGTATTGAATCTGTACCCATATCTTTCTCCAAAGTGTGAAATATTTATCAACTACAAAATGATAAGATAATCACCATCAATCATCAGACTGATCTATTCTTTAGACTTGGGATAAGACTCAAAAAGTCCACTGGGGATCCCTCAACTGCCACCCCATTTTCTGCTGCCAAAGATGACAACTGACTACTTGTACCTGGCTGCGTTATTAGATTTGTTATAAGTTGACCACCATAGCAAGGATCTGTCAATATGCTTGAGATTAGACCATTCGCTAAAGCATAATCGGCTAAAGCGATGGCAGCAGCAGCATAGGTTGCTTTATCTGCATTTTCAAACCCTTGCATAGTGGTTGTAAGTTCGCTTATGTTTGTGGACAACTGTCCGAGTTGGGAAAACAACGCACCGAGTTCTTGTGTATTCACGCCTTGGCTTAGACCTAGTTGATACCCAACCTCACCTAAAAGCCGACCAATTTCATAAGTGTTTGCGGCGAAATTATCAAAGAAAGGACCGACAATTCGTGGATCTAAAGAAGAGAACCCCTGTGTAAAATTATCTTGTAGAGTCTCGCCAGGATCTTTCAAAACTTCCTTCATGGAGTTGTAAGCAGACATCACACCAATAATTTGATCAAGTGTGTATGCGGGATCATCCCGTAATACGCCACTTAATCTATTTGTGTGTTGTTGAAATTTCTGAAGTTGGTCATTCATTGCATCTAAATTTTGATTCAATTCCGCAAGATCTTGGGTCGCTGCGCTAAGTCCTGCAATTTGTCCAATTAACCCATCAAGTTCTGGACCAAGGATATCGAAAATCTGTGTGAGTGGATTTCTCAATAAGTTTCCTGCCATAAAGTCGTTTATGAACTTTTTGGCACCTGGTGGGATTAGACCAGCAATAACGCTGCAATTTGCAGCACTGAAAATACTAACACCCGTTTGAACCGAACTAAACGAACTCATTTAACCAACCTCCACATCGCTATGGGATAAAAGAACATGATTACAAGATGCAACATCACCAGTTCTACACACACCAAAATCCTCAACAAGGACTGACGTAAATGACGTGACCATTTTTGCTTTTTCGTGTTCATCTTCGTCGTGGGATGAAACCAAACTACCAAATCTTGCCACAGGCATATCGTTTACAAGCACAGAGTATGTCCCTGTCAATACGACACCACCACCAACATAACTTCTACCAACCAATCCGACGTTTGGCATTAGAACTCTCCCCCATCCAATCTAGTTATGTTGAACCCTGCAAGTAGTTCAAAACCAGATTCGTAGAAATATGGAGGAATACCCCGAGTTTGTTTTTTGCAGATATAAGTGAATCCGTCATCAATGTAATAAACCACATCACCCACATTGTAGGTTGTGGTTAGATCGAATGTGCCTTTCCAAACTATTTGCATCTATCAAACTCCCCCAAATGGATTTGGATAAACGCCAGGAATAATAAATGCATCACTAGCAGACTCGCCTTTTCTAGAAAGACAATTCAACTTAATGCTGGTGGTCTTACCAGAAAGTGCCAAATCACTACCAATTTTGGTTTTCAGAATCACATCACCAATAGCAGACGACACAACAAATCCACCAATTCCATAAACCTCATGGACACAGTTTCCCATGACCTTGGTGTATTTGTTGCCTATTATTGTTTCGCGATAATCGCCAAGAACAGAAACATCCCATGTTCCATATACGATAGCCCTAACATCTTTTAGTGCTTGTAGATTTACGTTACCGTCAACTTGAAGATTTAGACTTCCGCCCGGAATACCACTACCAACATAAATGCTTGCATCACCATTTACAGTTATTTTTGCTGCACCATTTATCTGTACAAAATCACTTCCTGCTATCAGTTCATAGTTGTTGCCAACAATCTTGTGAACTCTCGTTCCCGATGGATTGCCTGCAAATCCATTTGCAACTTCTTCAAATGATCCACCGGGATGATATGTGTGGTGTCTTTCTTTGCCTGACGTATCATCCCACTCTTCCACCATACCAGAAGCCGTGGCAAAGACTTTGTTGTTTGGATATTGTGGGTTGTATGGAGTTTCTGGTTCGGACCAGCGTTGTGTGTCAAGAGCATCCCATGCGACAGGGACTAACTTCGTGGTTCCGTTCTTTTTTGACTCAACAATAGTCTTGTCTGTGTGTTCTCCCGTGGCAAGAAAGTTGACATCGCTATGCTTTGCATCGACGTATTCTTGTGTGGGGTAGTTTCCTGATGGATCGTTGAACCCAACCTTCTTATCTGATATTTCTTGTGGTATGCCACCAACAGAAAACATCACAATCGGTTGTTGTGCATTGATCCCATCTCTGAAAAATCCAAACACATGGGTTCCCGTCAAAAGTCCAGTTGGAGATTTTCCAACTCCACTTATCGACGCGCTAGTGATGTCTAGCAGTGGATGCGCCCAAGGCAGATCTTCCGTTGGAAGATTTTTCTTGTTTTCGGGATGATATCCGAAGATGCGAACACGAACTCTACCGAGTTTTAATGGGTCATTTGTGTCTTCAACGACACCAAACCACCAAACAAATCCAGTCTGACCCATTATGTTCATCTATCATCGGTTCCTTTCAGAAGTACCGAAGTTTTCATTGCCCCATCTCTCCCAATCAAGGAGTTCTTCCTTGGTGTAAGGCAACTTCCACAACTTTTCTTCCGTTTCTCTTGGCGTAATTACCTTCTTTTCGGTTTCTTCCATAGTTCAACTCCATTTCAAATAGTATTAAATCTCAAAAACGTCAGGGATTCCTTTAATCAACGAATCCTTAGCCAACTCCAACGTGGTGTTGTATCCATCCTCCCTATTTATCATGTGCTTCATAGAGACGATGATGTATTTGCCACTCAAAAACATGTCTTCCCAATCCTTTTCATTGGTGTCAAGGAATCCTATTTTCGGTATCTCAAAATCGATGACATCCAACAGACGCAGTGTGGAGTTTCCATTTACGAGCAACGACAACTTAATCGTGTTGAACTGCCGAAGTACACTTGCCCTAACAGGAAAATAATCCTGTGGAGCATCGTTGTCGATGATTGAATCTGTTCTCTTGGTTTGAACAGGCATATAGTTCAAAAACCCAAGTTTTGCATTAGTTAGTTCTCTATCAGCAGAGGATATCAATTTATGGTCATTTAAGTGATATGTTCTGTCAAAAGAGTTGTGGTAATCATATTCGTAATACGACATCTTTTTAGTAGTGATGTCGTGAGTCATAAGATATCCAGAATACATTCCAGTTCTGTACTCCATCAATCTATCAAAATACGAAGACACATTGTAATCTTGTACTTTTTCAAGGTATCGATTTACGTTGGAGGTGTTTACAGAATTGTTAGGCTCGTAACGATACGTCATTACTGGCGGTAAAATAGACCTACCAACTATGTCTGCAAAATGAAACCCATCAACGTCCTCATAGAAGACAAAGCATGATGGACCTCTACCATTTGACGGACCTGGAGTAAAGGCTCTCTTCGCTAACCAGTTGATTGAATTGATTGGTGTCCAGTATGGAAATATAAACTGAAAAGACTTGTTGTTTGTTTCATCTATACTGATACCGATAGAACCTTTGAAGTTTTCATCAAATATTTCTTTGGCTATTTTACCTATCGATCCTTTTTTAGAACACGATATCTTTCTCTTGTTATTATCATATTGAACAACACTGATAAACTTCATTTTGCACGTTTCAGACTTCTCGTTGGTGGTTCTTGATTTGCCGAAAATGGCAAAAATCCTGGCAACTATGTCAACAGTATCTTTTGCACCTTTTGTTCGATATGAAATTTCAATTATTTCATTCCCAACAATTGGAATAGTTTCAGAGTAGTTTAGGGTATCAACTATCGTCAACTCACCAATCATTTTGGTATCAAAGATGGTTTCGTAAATAACAACCTCAACAAACTGCGGCAGCAAGTTTATAGGATCGCCACCTTTAGTAGATGTGATCTGTAACTTGAGTATCTCAAAGTCATTTTGCTTTATATAAGCATTTTCTTCTTTTGCGATATTAGGCATTTCTCAAAAAGTTCTCCACGTCTCTGTTTACATCTCTGAGATATCTACCATCAACAAGAACTATATTTCGCTTCTCATCATTTTGTGATATCTCGTAGTCTCTATTTGTAACAAGTTCATTGGCATAGTCTTCCAAGACGTAACGTCCAAGTGGGGTTGCCCCGAAAGTAAACCCAAAACTTGAGGTGGACAAAAACTCACCATGAAGAGATGATGGAACTCTTGGATCAAGTATTTCACCATCCGAGTTTTCAAAGTGGTGTGCTGCATATGGTGACTCTATCACTTTTCCTATTCTGGCAACGTAATAAGTTGTAACACCCAACGCATTGGTGTTTGCACCAGCAATGTAGTCTCCTTCAGCGGGAATCCACGCGGTCTTCTGTGTAAAGTCCATCACCAAACGACAATACTGAGGATCGTATTCTACGACTCTTGCATTCATCAAGGAACTTTGAATAGATGGCTGTAGGCTTGCATTGGTTTGCGTGGTTGCATAGACAATGTCATTCGTTCTAAAAGAACCTTCAAAGGCTTTTGTTCCACCGACATCGGTGAGAAACAACGTGTAGCCGGGATATTTTTCGTTGACGTAGTTATCCAAAGAATTTGATGATAAAACCCAATCGTAGTATGGATTGATTAGATTATTAAGACTCATCACCACCCAATTCATATTGGAGTCTTTGTAGACACGATCTGCCAAAACTTCTAAACGATCTGTGTCGTTTATAGTCACATTGATTGGGTATGCCCCCTCATCAATTACGGTTTGTTCTACCTTAAACCGAACCGTGATGTCGGACATCTCACGATAGCCATATGGAGTGATGTAATTTACTCTTGGTAATTTATCGTACATTTTAGTATCCGTGTACTATGTGTTCGTTCGTCAACTGTTCCATTTCTTGGAATCCAAGTTCAAGACGAATGAATGCTGGCTTTGAATCGGTGAAGGTCTTAAAATCACCAGCAGCAGCATAATCCACATTTATTGATTGGAGTGCGAGTCTTGGTAGTTTTGGTAGGTTGTCGTTTATCACAATCATCCCACTTGGTTCTTCGATTGTAAAAAACGACATCTCAAACTCCGCTGGAAATGTGAAGAAGTGTCCACCACCACCCTGAAGACCAGGATAAGCATGATATCGAAGCATTCGTATGATATTGAGAACCGTCTCCGCTTCCTTTTCATTTCGTGGGGCAAAATCGAAGGTGAAGTTGTGGCTACGAGTTCCGACATCACGGAACATCATTTCCCTTCTAGGATTCTGAACTGTTCTTTGTTGTGCTGCTCGTATAGCACCCGCATTGACTTCCTGTAAATTCTCACCAAAAGGTATTTTTCCTGCTATGGCACTAACCGCGTCAGAAATTCCTTTTCGCCCAACTTTTTCAATCGCAGCAGATACGGCTCCTCTTTTTCCAGTTAGTGCATCTAACACCATTTTAGAAGTTCCCATCTCTTCTTCGGAATATATCAACTGATCATTTATAGAAAACTTTTGTGGCATGTAAAGGCATATGGTGTCTTTAGACTTCACATTTGCGTTATTGAAACGTCGGTTTGCCAAAAGTATATTTTGTTCTTCGCGTGGGCGATTAACTGCTCTACCCGAAGCACCTCTACGATTATAGTTTCTTGGATTTTTGTTTGCTTCTGCAAGGTTGTCTCTGAGAGACGCTTGTCCGTAACTAGCAACAAATTTCGTGGTGTTCAGTAAGCCTTCTGTTACAAAATTATATATTGACTCTATTCTTCCAGCGTCACCAGCACCTTGAATAAGTTTATCATTTGAACCTATGTTTTCATCCGATGTTAATCCTAAAGATCTTAAACCTTCTGATGAGAAAATTGCTTTGGAGTACCTATCTGCTTGTGCTTGTGAGTAGCCAGCCTGAATGAGAGTATCC